TGATTTAATTTTTCATCTGGCCCTTGCATAAGCAAAACATCATCATTAATAATATTATCTTTGGAAACTTCTTTAAATCCAGAACCAGTTAAAACTTTTTCAAAATATGGATCTTCGCAGAAAGTTTTTATACTTTTAGGTCTCTGCCAAAATTTTAGATTTATTTGTTTTTTACTTAAAAAATAATCTGTAATTAAACTCCAACAGTCATGCTTGCCCCAAATCCATGTGCGGCCATATAAACCAGATGTATAACCTGAAGGCTCAAAATCAATCCAGTTTTTTTGCTCAACACTATAGATATAAAAAGGTAACCCAAGATGCTCACAAGATGCCTTGTCTGCTTCAGATGGCAAAGCAGAGCCATAAGGGTGTGAATGAATTATTCCAATTAGTTCTCCTTGGTCTTCACAATCTGCCCAATTATCTGGATCAATAACAAAAAATTCATCTGGTGACTCTGAAAGGTTTTCACAAGGCCAATAAGTTTCTTTGCCTTTGATAATAGCCAACAATCCACAAGACTCTTTTGGAGCTTGTTTATCAGCGTGTATAGCAGCTTGTTCTTTCCAGTTCATGCGTTTACAAAAGTACCAACAGAGGGAAAATCTTTTCTTGTAACTTGTAGTTTTGGGCAACGAATATTATTTAAATCAAGAACACTTGCTAATTCAAACTGTACGATTTCTCTATTTTCTACAACTTTTCTATCTATAAAATATATCTCCTGTGGTAATTCTGTTGTGCTTGATGGAGTGCCAAAAGGATTTTGATTTGATGGAAAATTAGCAGCATCTAAAAATTGAGCCATTGTTCTATGTCTTATGAATTTTGCACCCTGCAAGTCGTTAAAAGGTGTTGTAGCGTTTGCTGATGCCATCAATGCAGTTATAGTTCCAAGAATATTTGAGACTGTCAGGGTCGGTCTTGGGAGCGTTCCTTTGCCTGTATATTCAAATCCCTCAGCAATAATTGGAAACTTATCGTATGTGTTGCCCTGCCATATTATTGAAGTGTTACTATTCATGCCCACACCAGAATGGAAGCGACTTACATTTGTTGAACCATGCAAAGCAGAAACAAGAGTTAACGAATACAACTCTATTATTGATTTATTAGATAAAGATTGAAGTTCTGCGGTAGGGATTGCCATTTATGGTTCAAATACCTCCTCAAATGTTGTTGTAATTATAGACCTGTTGTTATATGGAATCTGTTTTGACCAAGTTTTACAGATAAATTTACCAGCACCAGATAAAGTCACAGAAACATTTCCTGAGTTTGTGGCACTTGCCGCAGCAGTCACAGTGAAAGTATCATCATCAGCCGTTGTTACTACTGAAAAAGAACCATCAACAGCAGAGCCAGATGTGTAATCAATAGTTACGACATCACCAATAGCAAGGCCATGATTGGAAATTGTTATTGTCACAGTGGTAGATGATGACTGTGAATATGTTCCTGTTTTTGTAAACCCTTCGGCTGGTGGGGTAAATGTAAAGCTATCCTGATCGTTTACCCTGCTTCTTAAAAAAGCCTCAATAATATCTGACTGCTCTTCAGACACTACAAAAGTAAGGTCATATACTTTAGGGTCTTGTGTTAAAGGCAAGCCAAATAAGGCTCTAAACTGATAGCCATCACCTAAAGCTGTTGTCCTAACCTTTGGTGAACTTAATTTTCTGAAGCCAGAATATGTTGGCTGGATTGATGGAAAAGTTGCCATTATCTACTTAATAAACCCCCTGCACGTTTTTCTTTGATAAGCTCTGCACGAATAGCAGCCCCTATGACATTACCTAAAGCCTGTGCATCTTGATTATTACCAGATACAGCAGAACCAGACGCATCAACGGAAACATTGACAATATTAGTTGTACCTCCTCCAAGTTGGTTATTTGGAATAATATTGCCACCTCTTGAACCCATCTGTAATAATTCTGGGCCTTTCTCACCAACTACAAAAGCACCACCAGCAGAAACAGATCCACCATTTGCTCTTGCAAAAGGATTTGCAACACCACTTAAAAAACTAGACGCAGTATTTCCAACAAGACCACCTCCGCCTCCGCCACCTCTACCACCAAACAAACCACCTAAAAATCCACCAACTCTATTTCCAATTCCAGAAACAGCCCTTTGTATTGCTACCTCTACAAGTTTTCTTTTTAGTTGATTAAGTACATTTATTGCTGCCTGTGCAAGTGTCTGTGTTCCCATCACAGCATCAGTAAGGTTAGAGACAATACCTTGCTCTACAGCTTGACCAATCTCCATAAACTTTTCTTTTAGTTGATCCGCTTCACTTTTTACATTTACAAGAGCATTAGCGAATTTATTAGAGCCTAAAGCTGCATCATTAATTAAAAAACTTGTTTGATTTAAAGAAAAATTAAATAAATCATTAATAGTTACTTGCGATTCTATTGCTGTCACAGTTTCTTTTGAATCATTTTTAATTTTTTCAGCTTGTTCTTTTGATTCTTTTATAGATTTTGTAAGTTTATCTGTTTTTTTTATTTGCTCATCTTTTTCTTTTGTTGTTAGAGCCTCTTGGATTTTTCTTTTTTTAATTTGCTCAAAAAGTTCATCTTCTCTTTGTTTATTTTTTCCAAATAAATTTCCAGCAGCAAAAAAGTCTCCTGTTTCTTCTCTAAGTTGTTCTCTTGCTTCTTTTCTGGCATCTAAATTTATTTGTGTTAAATTTATTCGACCAACTTTATTAGCAACACCTACTCTCTCAACTAATTTATTTATTTCTTTGACAGCACTTATAGCTAAATCTAAAACGCTTTTTATCTCATCGCCTAATTCTTCCCCGATGGTTCTTGCAAGAGTATCAATCGTATCTTGCAGAGTTGATAGTTTTCCATTCAACGTATCTGCCTGTGCAGTTGCACCACCAGCAAAAATAGCTCCCTGACTTGTCAAATTAATTAATGCTTGATTAACGTCTTTCGCACTTATTTCCCCCTTTCTCATAGCAGACTCAAATTCATCACCTTGTAATTTAGTTATTTTCTTAAGTTCATCAGTAATATTTACTCCTCTTTCTAATAACTGTAAGTTTTCTTCTTGCTGAAGTTTTCCTTTTGCTCTTATTTGACCAAAGGCTGTGGCAATTCCTGTAAGGTCAGCACCAGTAGCACCAGCCACATCTGAAAGTCTTTTTGTTGTATCAACAAGCTCTTCGGTCTGAAAACCAAAGGCTTTTAATCTTTTTGTTTGCTCTATTAATTCACTACTTGTAAAAGGTGTTACAGCACCAAAATCTTGTAATTCTTTTATGATTTGATTTGTTTTCTCTACATCACCAGTTAATTGTTTTAAACTTGCTCTTTGAGTTTCAAGTTCAGCAGTTTTTACAAAAATAAACCTTGCTGTGCCAACAACAGCTAATGCAGCCAACAATGGCTTTAACGCACCAACTAAAGTTCCAACACCAGCACTTGCCGTCTTAGCTGCCTTGCCTGTGTTTTTAAGCGATCTATTACTACCATCAAGTCTGCTTTTTAATTTATCTGTGCTACTACTTAAAGCCTTCGTTTGTTCATTAACTCTTTTTAATGGTACGATTGCGTTCTGTGCATCAACTATTAATTTTACTGTTGATTGTGCCACAGAAATAAATAACCTTTATTATATATTACCTTGATTTGGCTTTTTGTCGTTGCATTTCTTGTTTCTCTCTATCATTCTTAATTTCATAATATGCAGCCCAATATATTAACTCTTCCTCTGTCATAGACATTCTTAAT